CAATCGCGCCCAGCACATCAAACCCCTTATCATCAACTTCGAAACGATCAAGGGGCAAAAGCCCCTCAATCTCGTCCTTAATACTGTCCAGATCAGACTGCGTTTTCACATCGCCCAACCGATCAAGCAAGTAACGGAATGTAGGTTTATCCATCACCAACGCTCCCCAAATACCTTGCGAAACACCTCGTCCAACATCTTATCCATCTCACGATCACTCATTACCTTGCTCCAGAATTAAAACACCACTAAACGCATCACATAATTGACTGATCGCAGTCGCCAACATATCGTCACGCTCTCCGATTCTTGTAGTAAGAACTAACGTCGCGCCTAAAGCTCTAGCTAAACTTACGTTAGCCATTGGACCTTCTGCTTCATGGTCTTCTATGAAGCGTTTCATAGTTTTTACTGCATCATTAAAAGAAGCATCGGCATCGTATTCATAATTACGCTCACTCATCTTCATCCTCCCGTTCAATCTCTCCCAAGCCATCGCAAAGCTCACAATGGTGCAACTCCTCGTAAAGCTCCCCAATATCGCGGCTCGGTGAATGTGGCATCGGGACTTCAACAGCCACAACACCATCACCATCGCAATCGGGGCATGAAACCATCGCGCTTTCCTGCAAACTCACAACATAATTTCCAATCTTACTCATTCTACCAACTCCCCACATATTCAACAGAATTCCATGCGCCGCCATCAAGCCAGTCAGCAGCTTTGCGAAGTGTGTTGACAGTTTCACGAACTTGTTCGGGTTCGCGCCAATGAGCATAAACGCTGCGGTAGCTCGGCATATCATCAAGATCATCAGGATCTACTAACTTGCCACCCTCAACAGCAGTCGCAATATCGCGCAAGTCTTCACTCTCAAGGTAAAACCTACCGCCGTTATTCTCGCTGTAATTCTCCTCAATGTAATTGTGCAGCGCCCAGTGCTTGCGCCAGTAGCCCAGCTTCAACCGCTGGCTCTCAACTTCGTAGCCATCAACAACCTCTCGCCCGTTGTCACTAAAAGAAGGCGTGTACTTGTCGCCGGTAAGATACATATCTAATCCCATGATAATTCTCCATTGTTTACTAGATAACCTTACATAACAAATCTTATGATCGGCGTCAACAACTAAATAAGAAAAATTATGTTCGGGGCGGATTATAATCGGGATTTAAATCCGTTTTGTCATCGGGGGAAACTAGCCCAGAAGCGCAAGGCATAAAAAAACCCCCGCCGTTGCAGTGCGAAACCTAGCCAAGCGGGGGAGTTTATTGAGTAAGGCAAGCACCGAGCAGAGGCTTGCACCTAAAATATATCGAACACTTGTTCGGGTTGCAAACATAAAGAAGGGCGGAAAAACCGCCCCTCTTCTTTTTTCGAATTGGAGAAAAATGAGAGGAAACCACTCCTCACCTAAAGCCTAGCGCCAAAAAAATAACCGATCAAGCCATGAATTTTTTCTTTTGCGTTTATTGCTGATGCCAAGTTTGGCAATTCTATTTCGAACCGATACTTCACTGCGGCCCAAGACCTCCGCCATGTGACGCACCCTAACTTTCTTCTTCTTCCATTCTCGAAGGGTTTTGTCTTCGTACTCAGTCCAAGCCTTATATAATCTCTTAGCCATCTAAAGAACTCCTAAAACCAGCCAGCGGAAACGCCAACCATCCAAAAAATAACCAGCGCAGCCGAAACCGCGCCAATTACCCAATCTTCCCAGTCACCCCAACTCATTCCGCAGCCCCCTCGAACTCATTTAACGCACGTTTGATCGCACGTTTAACGCGCTTCGACCTATCGGGAAGAATAAGCGCATCTAAACCCTCAAGAAGCCATTCAGCTTCAGTTTCAGTGATTGATACTTTCACGGCAGGGGAGAGATACACGCCGCCATCAATGTCGGTTTGCTGAATAAACCTCATGCCTTGGCTCCCTTCATATGTTCGGCTAATGCCTCAAGGTCGTTCCAATCTTTGTATTTATCAACAGCATCTTCAACAGTATCACGAGATAAATACTTGAATAGGTTTTGCGCCATCTTCGTGTCGGGCCGCTTTTGAGCTCTGCGGTAAAGTGCAATAGCAACAGCGTCAGCACCCCACCACTCAAAGCAACTGTCAAAACTGCGGTTCGTTTCTCTACCCGAGCTGATGTAAGCGCACGCCTTGTCAGCGTGAGCCTTAACCGGACGATACATATTGTACCTCATGCCGCAACCTCCTCTGTTCTACGCTCTTCGCACCAACAGCAATAATTTTCGCTTTCATTACATTTAAGAATACAACCACAATCTTGGCAGTGATCGTGCTCTTCTTGACCTTCGTCGCAATTGCAAAGCTCACTCATGCCGCAACCTCCTCTGCTTCCGATAAAGCACGGCGCAAACAATAGTCGTCAAGACCAAACTCCTTGTAACCATCCTCAATCATCTTGTAATAGCCACCATTAGGGGGACTTGTTCGGGTTTTGTCATTCATTTCATAGACAAGCCACCCGCAGTTAACCTTGCGCCGATTGTATAAGGTAGGATAACCTTCCAACCTGTCCAAAGCGCGCAAGCAATCGTGAGTAATCTCCCACAAAACAACGGGGCAGATATAGTCCGGATCGGGCACAATATCAGCAACGCCGCGGAAAACTAACCGCGTGTCGGGTAGGTAAAACCCGCCCAACGGTTTGGCCTTCGGGCAGCGATTAGCCATCGCGTCCCTGTTCGTGTTCATTCCATATGCCATATATAACATCACGCATTCTCCATTTCATATTGCAGCAACTCTTCAACATGATCCGCCAACTCGCGCCAATTTACTTGGCTCATAGCGTTGTTGACCAAATCAGTCACAAGACCATTTTCGGGCGTCTGATCGTCCATGAAACCCTCAATCACATAATCGCGCAACTGGTCAGCATTAACACGCTGCAACAACTCACCCTCGCGGAACTGCTCAAGGAAATACTCGTTGTAACTGTCGCCATACCACAAGCCGACAAGCCAAGTTTCGTAATTTGTCCATCCGTTATATTTAGTCATGTCATGTACTCCGTTTTACTAGATGTCCCATAGATACCCATTCATAATGGGAAGGTCAAGTAAAAAAGATAAAAAAAATTATGGTCTGTTTTTATTGGATATTTTACGTCAAGAAAATCCACGTCAAAAGTTGACGTAGTTGACGTAATGTAGAATATTAAACAATAACAATGGTTTATGAGTTTACGTCAACTACGTCAGAAATGCGTTTTGACGTAGAAAATGTAATAAAAACAACACGTTATTTTACGTCAACTACGTCACCCCCCTACAGGGGGGGGTATATACCCTACCCCCCCTGATGTTGTTTTGGAAATGTCTGAAGTGTTTTGATTGTGGGAAATGTTGGGGCTTGCATGAATTGACCCGCGGGGCTATTGTGGATCAAGGATCGCATGAATGGGAAGCACGATGCCAAAGGTCGGTGAGCAAATCGAGAAAGGTGGACGCAGGCTACAACCGCAGCAGCAAAAGTTTCTCGACAATTACATTCACAAAGATATGACCCAGACAGGAGCCGCAAGAGCCGCAGGGTACAAGTCGCCAAATGTTCGGGCCGTGCAACTGCTCAAGAACCCAGTCGTGCGAGAACGCATGGAAGAAATGCGAAACGAGCTTGAAAGCAAATACGGCGTAACAATTACCAAATCTGTTCGGGATATGCAGAGACTGCGGGACGAAGCATGGGAGGCAGGGAACTTCGGTGCAGCCATCAAGGCAGAAGAACTACGCCTGAAAGTAACCGGACTCATGGTCGCCCGTAGCCATGTTACGCATGAAAACGTAGAATCAATGAGCCGAGAAGAAATCACCCAGCAGCTACAGGAAATCATGGTCCGCGCTAAAGATCGCATGAAAGACGTAACGCCCGAGCAAAACATGATCGAACTAGACGCAGATGACATAACATACGATAGCGGCGAAGCCGCAGAATAGCGTGTGCGCTATGCGAGGGGCGGCTGGCGGGGCCGCAGAGCCCCAGAATCGGGCCTCTCAGCGCAGAATCGGGCTTTTTCGGGGTCTGGCTACCCGAAAAGTTGTTCGGGTTATCACCGGTCCTCTCAGAGCCTCTCAGAGAAATCACTAATATTCGGGGTTCGGGGTCGGGATTCTGGATCTCCGGGGATGACAACCCGAGTAATTGTTCGGGTTAGCACTTCAGGATCAAGATCTATGTCACCGGATGACAACCCGAACAATTGTTCGGGAATCGCGCTGGCCGAGTTAGTGCGAATCTTTTTAATTTTTCCTATTGACACTTCTTATAGTATGGGATAGTTTGGGATTATTCTAGTAAACAGGAGAGAGACAATGCGTACATATACATGCGTACACGTTAAAAAAGGCACAATTGAAGTAGAAGCTTCGTCATCATATGGAGCAGCGCAAGAAGCAGCTAAGAAGTGGAATTTTAAATCAACGGCAGGCATCGACGCCTACTTGCATGAGGGAACAGCATGAGAATCGGGGGATACAGCATGAAAGACTTGGGCTATGGGGTTCAAGTTACTGAAGTGGAAGCAGGATGGAGCTTTTTCTTGCAAGGTGAAGACGCGGAACAGTTCCATGAGCAGTGGGAAGGATACCAAGAGGAGCGTGACAGCAACTTTCGCCGTTTCTTATCTGACTATGAATACGACGAATTGTTTCAATAACAATCGGGCCTGACCCTTCGGGGTCGGGCTTTCGGGGTTCGGGGTTCGGGGTATAGTATATATACATAGGTATATATACCTACATACATATACGCACATACACATACACACATGATCGCGCGCGCATTCCTTCTAAATGTCGCGCGTTTTTTTGTGCCGAATGA